ACCCGGCCCTCAAATGTAATAATAAGACTAAACGCGAAAAAGGGAAAATCACCAAATTAATGACTACTCAAAACGCAACAAGAGAATTTGTGGAAATAGCAGACATTGAGAGTAAATTGCGTAAAAACAAAAATTACAAAGATTATTTTTTAGTTTATGATGCGGAACTATGTACACCATCAAAACTCGCCATAACAGACCTTACTGATTTTTCATCAAAATGTAAAATATTACCCGATGTTACAAGAACAAATATCAATACAAAATTGGATAGTTTAAGTGCACTTAATATACCTTATGGCGGTTTGTCTGTAGATGAATATATATACCAAAATGGTTCGTTCGAAAAACTCTATAGACTTCACAAAAGTTTAGTGAAATTATTAAAAAATGGAATTATTCCTATGAATAATAAAAACCTCTATCATAGTGATATTAAAGATGTGAATGTTTTAGTAGAGGAAAGTGGTGATCAATGTAAATCGCGCCTTATTGATTGGGGACTTTTTACAGAATATAAGCCAAATGTGAATTTCCCATTTTCGAAAAATTGGACAAACCGGCCTTTACAATTTAATGTGCCGTTTTCAGTAATACTATTTTCAGAGACGTTTCTGACGAAATATAATAAATATTTGAAAGATGGTGGTGAAACAACAGAAGAAAAATTGAAACCGTTCATAGTTGATTATATAAAATTTTGGATGCAGCATAGAGGAGTGGGACATTATAAATATATCAATGAAATGATGACTTCCTTATTTATAAATGAATTAGATGATGAGCCTGAAGAAAACCGCAAAGAAATTATTGAAAAAGAGTTTACAATGGATTATATTGCGAATTATTTAGTGGATGTGTTGGTTCATTTTACGCGATTTAAGCCAGATGGGTCAGTACATTTGCGCGAATACATAGACAATATTTACATAAATATTGTTGATATATGGGGATTTATTACAATATATTATCCCATTGTTGAAATGTTATCAAACTCATATGAAAGATTATCTGAGAATCATATAAAAATTTTTAAACAATTACAGTTTATATTTGTAAATTATTTGTATGATCCAAGACACGAGAAGATAGATATGAAGCAACTGGATGCTAGTCTCGATATTGTAGGCAAATTATTTCATAAAACGGTCAATGGAAATTTGGAAACATACAAATCGCATTCGCCAAGTCCCAAAAATAGTGAAATAATAGAATCTGAATCTGAATCTCGTAAAGTTAAAACTTTGTAAATTTGATAGTATATTCAATACAATGGTTGCAGGATCGAAAATAAAGGATAAAAATAGTAAACTATTATATACAATGCGTAATACCCATAAAATAGGAGTTTCATCGACACAAAGGCGTAAAACACGCAAAATAGGAGGAAAAGTCATAGCATCCGGCGCATATGGCTGTGTCTTCGACCCGGCACTCAAATGCAATAATAAGACAAAACGCGAAAAAGGTAGAGTCACCAAACTATTAATGAATGAAAATGCTGCAAAAGAATTAGTGGAAATAGCAGATATTGAACATAAATTGCGTAAAAATAAAAATTACAAGGATTATTTTTTAACGTATGACGCAGAGCTATGCACACCTGGAAAACTTACAACAACCGATTTAAAAGACTTCGCGGAAAAATGCAAAATCTTACCGAATATTACAAGACAAAATATAAATGATAATTTAGACAAAATAACAGCGATCAATTTGCCGCACGGCGGAACATCGTGCGAAGATTATATTTACACAAATGGATCTTTTGAAAAATTATACAAATTGCACAAAAGTTTAGTGAAATTACTGAAAAATGGAATTGTACCTATGAATAAGAAACACCTCTATCATTGTGATATAAAAGACCCGAATATAATGATTGATGAATCTTTTCCAGACTTAAAAACACGATTGATAGATTGGGGGCTTTCTGTGGAATATGTACCGAACAAAATGATGCCGTTACCAAATAAATGGAAAAGGCGTCCTCTGCAGTTCAACGTACCTTTTTCTGTAATCTTATTTTCTGATGAGTTTTCGGAAAAATACAGTAAATATTTGAAAGATGGTGGAGAAATAACAGCCGAGAAATTGAAACCATTTATTCAAGATTATATTCAATTTTGGATGAGAACTCGTGGAGAAGGACATTACAAATTTATCAATACAATAATGTTTAATTTATTTAGTCATGATTATACGGATGAACCGCCTGAAAAAATCAAAGAGTTGATTGAGAAAGAAATAACATTGGAATATATTGCGGACAGTTTGGTAGATGTGCTTGTGCATTTTACACGATTTGACGACGAAGGTAAATTCAGTTTGCGCGAATACTTGGAAACCGTCTATATTAAAATTGTTGATATTTGGGGATTTTTATCTATATATTACCTGTATATTCACTTATTATCAAATAATTATACAAAACTTACACCAACCGAGAAAAAAATATTTGACCAAATTAAATTCATATACGTGGAATATTTATATAATCCGAGACATACTCCAATTGATATGGATGAGTTATATAAAGATTTGGACATTTTATCGCAATTATTTTATATAAAAAAAAATGGGTCTGTTACTGGATATAAAAAATCATCAAGTGTGAGTGATAGTGTAAGTAATGTTTCCTCGCCGAAGGCAAGACCAAAGAGCGCTGACCCATATTTACAAAAATCGTCGTCAAAACACAAAAGTGTATAAGTAAAATATAGACCTATTCTATAGAGATGGTGAGAAAAACACAAAAAAATAATGGCGGTAGTAGATTACTAAGACCTCGCACAACAATAAAATCAAAATCACCACCCAAAGAACTTAGTAGAGACGAATTGTCTGGTAAAATACAGTGGTTAATTGATTTTGCAGGAACTGAAGATATTATGAAACATATTATAAAAAAATTCACGACATTTAGAAATTCGGATCCAGATAAATTGGAAAGAATAGAGATTACTGGAAATTTAGACCCCGATGCGGAATACAAAAACAAAATCATTTTCAACACATATGGACGCGGTGTTGGTCATTGGATATATTTCTCCAGGACAGGCGAAGAATTTAATTCGTACAAATTGGGGCATCAAAAGCCGCAAACAAATCAATTTTGTCAGTCATTCGCAACAATGTATTTGTTGAAAGACTGGGGTAAAGCAGATATGCCTGATTTTGTTTCTCAATTACAGTCGTCGTTAACTGCAAAAACCGTTGCCGAGAAGAATATAATATGGGGACACAATATTGAAGTTATTATTGATATGTGGAAATGGATTTTCAACAAGAGTTCCAGCAAAACTTGGATTATCAAAGAAATGAAGGCTATAAATGATGAATATATAGAGTTTAATGCAAAAACACGATTTAAAAGCAAGCGTGCTGTGCTAATTGCTGATAATACGGCAACAATTGATTATGGATTAATAGAGAGCAAGATGAATGATATAGTTGCACATAAAGTGGAAATTGCACGAGAAACATAGAGGTTTATATAAATGCAAATATTTTATCGCACACATTATTCCACAAATCGGGTTTTATAAGTATGCTTCTATAATAATCCAATTGTATAGGGTCATTCATAAGACTAACTATGTGCAATGCTATTTTGTGCATCAAATTTGTATCCCGGTGATCCATATTAAATCGTATACCTTCAATTTCTAAGAATACCCCAAAATTCGCAATAAGAGGTATACATCCGGATATAATACTTTCTCTAATATGCACGGCATCGATTTCATTCACTATATTTGATATGTAAATATGAAATGTAGAGGCATACTTTGCACGCGAAACAATATTATTTGGTTGAATACCGTGATACATAACCCCATTTTCGTAATGTTTCTGGTCACTAGACCCGTTGACTACATCATAAATATGAAGTTCAGCACGAGGTTCAATTTGTTTAATAATAGAGAAGATGCATTTAATTATATGCTCGGCACCCTTATCGTAAGAAGCGTGATATAGCAGTTGGTATGGATTTCGCGGAACATTGTCCCAATTATTTTCAAATTCTGGATGTACACCGGATGGTATAATTTGATAAGGCGTTTCTAGTTTACCGAAATATTTTTCAAATTCGCACAAATGATAAGCGCTTTTTAACAATACTTTTGAAACTCTTGATTTATATTTTTTCCAAACATCTAAACACAATTCGGTATTTAATGGATGTTCGTGATAATCAAAAACGATTTGTTCGACATCAATGTTAAACGGTAAAATATTCAAAGCGCCGGATTCGGAAGACATAATGATTGTTTTGAATGAATTGTGGTATGGAAATTTTTTCCAATAAATATAATCAACCCCATTATAATGCTGATCATTTTCGGAATTAAAATCCCCATATATAGCAACCTTTTGATTTTTTGATTGAGATAAATATTCCGAATATTTAATCATAAAAGTCTCTGAATTAGTTAATAGACCCTTTTGAATATCAGAGAGATCAAATTTTCTGGAAAAGCAACCGGAAACATAAACAACATCATAAATAGATGCTTCGGATTTCAACAGATTTTTTTTCATAAGTGCAAAAATATTGGGCGGTATAAAATCGGCGATGGGTGCATCAATTTCATCAAGGGTGTCTAATAATTTGAGTGTACTCATCAAACAGAGTTCCCGTTTATTGAATGTATTTGAATTATGACTGCTCACAATGATTGTTTTCTTGGGATCAAATTTGATTAACTGGTTTGAGAAATTTTCCGTGAAACTTTGTTCTTCGCCGATCATAATGTTGTTATCATATTTATTATCTATTAGATACATTTTTTTATAAGCCATACACGCATTTGAAGAATGATATTGTCCAAAACCTTTGAATTTGTACAATTTATCAATACAAAAATCATACATATACACGTCACTTACACCGCCGATTAGACAATTGGATGTTTGCAATTTTTCAACAGCTTCGGAAACACGTTCTGGGGGGTAATAATCGTCGTCATCTATACAAACAATAATATCCGATGTTGATTTTGCATTTCCAAGATTGCGCAATCCGCCGATTTTAAATCCACTGTATTCAATGTATATTATTTTTATTCCGGAAATAGCAATATGTTTCTCAATAAATGCGCGATTCAATATAGCATCTTCAAATGACGGCGATCCCTCTACAATGATCCATTCAGAAATATTGGTATATATTTGACGTTTTATTAATTCAGACAAAACACATAGACAATTACATCGATTGTATTGCGTGATTGTAATAATAGAGACAGATGGATTATTCATAGTTAGTATAACAATGAAACCTCTATATTTGTATATTTTGCGAAAACAAAATATACAAAAGGATTATATTATGGATATTCCAATATTGATAATTTGCTATAATAATTATAAATATGTTGAAAATACGCTGTTGCAAATAAAAAAAATAAATCCGAAATACTACGAGAATATAATAGTTGTAAATAATACATCGTGTTGTTTAGAGACAAAAAGGTATTTGCAGACGCTGGATGTGCCGGTTATGACTATTGAGAATAATGGTCCGTGGATTGATGAACATAGAAACCGATATTTATATGATAATATGCCCGATAAATACATAATATCCGACCCTGATTTGGAACTCAATGCAGATTTACCAACCAATTTTATAGAGGTTCTTTCGGAATTATCGGACATATACAATACTTCCAAAATAGGGTTCGCATTGGATATATCCGATTATGATAAAATGTATCAATCCTCTATTTACTATACAAATGAAACGATTTATGATTGTGAGAAAAAATTTTGGGAGAAAAAAATAGTCGATGATAAATATGAATTGTTTGACGCCGATCTGGACACCACATTTGTCCTTGTAAATAAAAAAAACATTTCTACAGGTAAATCGATTCGTGTAGGCGGGGATTTTACTGCAAAACATATACCCTGGTATGTAAACAACAAAATATACAATTTTTACGAGAATTATAAGGCAAATATGAATACGACGAAAATCTCGACGGTGACCAAAGTAATATTGCCTTATATTGAAGATACTTTTATGAAGGTAGAAAAAGGCGGCGAGATGTTTTTGCTTGATAAACACGCGCATATTGAACAATGGAATAGTAATGTATTTGAAATATTGGATAAGTATTTGGATACCAACAAAATATTTATTGAAATTGGGGGATGCAATGGGTTTACGGCAATGTATGCATCGCGCAAATCCAAACACGTATATTCGGTAGATAAAATGCCGATTGTTGCGGAGAAAAATTTGAGGAATAATTGCAAAAACAATTATAGTGTTATCAGTGATAATATGACGATAGATGGTATAATAACAATTTTTGAAATAGATCCTGCAGACATATCAATTGTCTTGATAAATATTGATGGTGATGAAATGATGGATGAAGTGTATTATATAAATCAAACCTATAAAGTGCCTGTTTATATAATTTCTAATAATGCTGAAAAACTATTAGGGTGTTAGGCATTCTCAAATAATGAGAGATCAATAACACACTTTGAAGTCGAAGTCGATGCTGATGCTGTAGACAAATCATCGTCATCGTCGGCATCATTAGCGGTTGCAATACACGCAACTTTTTTTGCTTTTGGCTCATATACAAGTTCCCAACCGGGCATTAATCCTTTGTCGTCGATAACTTCGTCATCAATTGGTTTATATGCATTAGAACACGTTTTAATGATTTTGTAGTTTTCCTTTTTATAGAACGTTTTCCTTTTATTCCATTGTTTAATAAATGGGTCGTGACTATCAACAATATCAACCACAACGGGCATTTCGTGATCCGATCGCAAAATTCGACCAACCGACTGTTCGATATCGGTTTTAGGGGTTACCATAATGAGTGTGCAAAGAGTTTTAATATCAAGTGCTTCTGCCGCCATTGCATATGTCGCAATAACCACTTGTTTTTCCTCTGTAGTTTTCAGCGCCGACTCTTTCATTCCGCCCACATAATATCCAACAGTGGCTATTTTCCGCTCTGATATGGCGTCGTGTAAATATGTTAATACATTTTTATTATGTGCTATAATCATAATTTGTTGAGCAGGATTCTCGACAAACATATCTTGGACAACTTTCAATATAAATTCGGATCGCGGCCGATGTTCGCACAATTTGGATATCATAGTGCTATATGCGGGGTTGCCTCTAAAATCATATTCCACTGTATTGAATGCGCGATCATCGGATTTGAATTGGATTGCCCGCACTTGAACATTGCGCTGTTTTTTCTCACTGATCTTATACACAATATCGCCCAAAAACATTTTGAATACAAATGTGGTGCCGTCTTTGCGATCCATCGTCGCGGACAACCCCAGCGTATATTTCGTCACAATTTTGAAAAGCGCACACGAAAATACTTCGGAGCCAATATGATGGACTTCGTCAATGAGCAACATCCCGAATGACGAGAATACGCTGTCGTCGTAATCCTTCATTGATAGCGATTGGAGCATTCCGATTACAATATCCTTGTTTTCAATATCGATGATTTGGCCTTGAATTCGCCCTACATTGGCTGATGGTAAATATTGTTGGATTCGCTCGACCCATTGATTTAGCAGAAATTCTTTATGGACAATGATGAGGGTTTTTTTGCGCATAACAGATACGATATTTAGGGCAACTGTTGTTTTGCCGTAGCCGCAAGGGAGATTCACAAGTCCGCCGCTGCTGGTTTTTGTTGCATCGCAATAAGCTTTTACAACTTCGACTTGATAATCGCGCAACGTGCCGACAAAAGGGACGGATATGTCGTCGCCATCGGGGATTTTCGTCTCTTTTGGTTCGCCGAAATGCTCTATTCCGAAAAATCGGGGCACATATATTTTTTTAGTGGATTCGCGATATGCGGGAAATTTGGAAGTTGATGCGAGCATAATACCGGGTGTAATGGGAGAAACGGTGAGTGTGTCTTTGATATATTGGATCTGTTCTTCAGACAATTCGTTTTTGGGTATAGTATAACCCTTAGCCCCCATATATGTGTTTAGAGTTTTAGGCATAACAAGAGGCACTTTTGATTTGTCTTTGGCTTTTGCTTTATTATTTTTGGCCGCAATTGCAGCGCGCATTTTGTATATTTGTGGATTCATTACTATATTATAGAGGTTTGTTTTTAGATTATTATTGAAAATTGATTATCTTGTATATCAATCTTGTTATATAGTACGCAAAAAACATTTCGTATATTATATATACGATGGACTTATCCTCTACATTTCGTTCGCTTTCCAAATATGAATCTATTTTGCTAGTTCTATTTATTATTTACCTGATTTTTGATATTAATCCGCCTGATATGTTTGCGGCTATGGTAGATTCGCCTCTAGGAATGGTAGCTGTTCTCTTGTTAACGTTGATGAATTTTATGTATAGTAATGTGATTTTGGGTGTTGTTGGATTATTTGTTGCATATGAAGTGGTGCGCCGAAGTGCGAATGTGAATAACCGTGTTCCTATGATGATGTATACTCCTAGTCAAATGAATAAAGATATTGAATTGGTTCAGATGAATCCAGTGCAAGAGAAGACATTAGAGGAGGAGATGGTTGAGAAGATGGCGCCGGTTGGAAACAGTAGTTTGATCACATATACTATGAGTGAATATAAGCCGGTTTCAACTGAGATTCATAATGCATCTGCTGTGTAATCAGATATATAATATTTACGATCATAAATATTATATTTTATTTGGTCATAATTGTGATTACTGAAATAATCCAAATAATTGCGAGCCCGACAACCGTATAATTCGCAAAGCCCTTTTTCATTGTATCAACTGTTGCAGCATCTCCGACTGATGGTATTGTACTACTATACAAATATCCAGTAAAAAATTTTGTGATATTGGTAAAAACAATATACTCATTAAACCCAATAATTTTATTCAACACCCATAATATAATAAAAAACACAAGTCTAATAGCAAAATCTAGAGGCAATAGTGCACCTAAAAATAATAAAATCGCTTCTGGAGTAGAATACATACTTAATTTTTTATTACTATTATAAGATTTTCCAAATAATCCTCCAAAAAATCCTCCTACAAGAAAAATACTTAAAATAATAACACCAGCAAACCACCAATTTCTATAATCCGAACCTGTAAAAATAGAGAGTCCATAAAAAAAAGATACATATAAAACTAACACACCAAAAATCAAAGTAGTATATCCAATTTTGGCTAAGTATTTTATAGAATTGGGCGTTTCGACGTCTTCACTCAATTCTTCACCTGTATAATCGCATACAATTTCTTCGGTAATCTTATCATTGTCTTTTATAATTTTTATATTTTTTACAGCTGGCCAATATCCGTGAGTATTTGTAATACTTTTTAAATCATTACTTGTTTTAATTGGCGTTTTAAATACAAAGACGGATTTACCATCATTATTACCGCCATCGATATCATATTTATAGATATCACCTTTAGTAATCATAGCATTTAAAGATTTATTTGTAGCATCCACATTAATAATATCGAATCCACCAGATGTTGAGATTATTTCATCAATAAAAGATGATTCACCGCCAGAATTAATAGGAAAAACAACAAAGAAATAATCACTACCCGTTGAAGAAATATGTTTTATGGTAAGTTCATAACTATTTCCTGTATGTATCCCAGTACCGATAGTTCCTTCAGTTGCAATACCACTTTTAAAAATGCTATTTTCAGAATCAGTAAAAGAAAATGAAGAACCAGACATTCCATTTCTGAATAAGAACTTTTTCACATCATTAATAGTTGTTATGTTTCGTATGTCCATCTCTGGATACGTGTATTGAATAGAGGCATTGCTTAATGTAGATGTAATTTGTGTTAAATCAATAGACATTATAACCCTTTATAATCTGGACATATAAAATTATAGATAAGGAATATAATTAAGCCGTGAATTTTCGTAAATAGTAGCTTTAAACGTATCTGAATATCCCTCTACATATACGGTTTCACCATTACTTATTTCGTCGCAGCCATATTCGCCTGTACAACTTTTACCGTTGCGACTGACTGGTAGTTTTGTATTTAAATTACCGGTATTAGACATTGTATAATATTGCATTTTGTCGCGACTGGTTGATAATTTGCGCCCCATTAGAGGTAAAATAAGATCATCATGGCCATTTACGCGGGTAAGAATACCGACTTGAGTGAAATCGGATGATGGACCGCGCGACTCTATATTTACGGGTACACGCCTGGGTGAAGCATAACCACGTGGATGCATAAAAATCGAGTCGTTTTGAGGGGGTTCATATGGATCGTTCATCAAATCGGGTTCAATACCGCCTAAATTGTTTTGACGATGACGTGCATCGGTATTTATTACAATTACTTTTGTATCGGCAACTTGTTTTGAAGGTGAAATAATATAACTACTATAATAGAGATACCACACAATAACAGCTATTACAATAAGAACAAAAAGAGTCATATTTTCAATACATATGATTCCAGGAATGCATTTTTTACCCATTGTTTTATATAATAAAGACATAAAACAATAATTTCTTGGAAAGTTTATGCGGGTTTTTGCGGTGTAAATGTTTTGAAAGATTCTGTTATATTTTTTAAAAAGCCATTGGTTGAAGTGCCTTCGGTCATCGTGCCTTTTATAGGTAGACCTTCGGTCATCATGCCTTTTATTGGCGGACCTTCGGTCATCGTTCCTTCAGTCGTTCCTTTAAAAAAGAAAAAAAGCCCAGAAAATATAAGTCCGATAAGCGCTAAATTGAACACACTCACAATCATATAATTGGCTGGATCCGCTCTATTGCCTTCGCGACATTTTTTGGGAATAGAAGCCGATTTATCACGCTTCTTTTTTTTACCGCCCCAAACAGGTATTTGGCCATCACATTTGCCGTAGCATTTATTCAATTTTTTTTTCAACATTGATGGGACAAATGTCCAAAGAAAAGACTGGATTTTTATTATACCGCATTCATAAAAATCTTGTTTATCAAATATGGATAGAACTATCCATCCGAAACCATATAATATGAGACCAAATAGACGAACAAGATTTATAAGCAAACAGAAAGGGTCGGTAACATTGGTAAATGCGCACTGGAAGCTATTGCCGATCAATTTAACCCAATCTTCATTATATTTGGCTAGATTAACGAAAAACGCTTTTACTTGATTGGCCATTTTAAGAATTGGCCCCAAAATGGCTTTTTTGAGGCTTTTTGTGATTTTGTCTCCTGTTTTTTTCAGATTTTTGTTTATTGCATTAAATGGGTCTTTTTTCTTGCTTTTTCCGGCGCCCTCTAAGATTGGTTGCTTTTTAATATAAAAATAAACAATGAATAATAAAATAAACAAAAAACATAGAGTTAATTCATAGTTCATAATATTATATTACACTAACTAAATATAATATAGACACACATTTATCTTACATTGTCTTGTAGGCATCTGCTAAATTACAATATCCCTCTTTTTTCGCCATACCTTCAACTTTGACGAAGTTAGAGAGCTTTCCAAGATTGTCCAATAGAGTCTCTTGTGCCTTGATTAGAGCAAAAGTCTCCTTGCTTAAGCCATCGACGCCGGATTTTTTGATTTCGCCGGCAAGATCAGCAGCGGCGCCTTTAATGGCGTCGCCAGAAGGAACAGTTACTGCAGAATCCTTTTTCTTAGCATCAGCGCCCTTAGCGTCAGCACCCTTAGCATCCGCGCCCTTAGCATCCGCCTCAGCCTCTACTTCCGCCTCAGCATCAGCTTCGCC